AGCCCCGCCAAGCGCGTGGCCCTGCTCCGCAAGCTGGGCGTCTAACGCCCGAAGGACAATAACATGGCCAACACACTCGGAACGACCAATGCCAATGTGATCGCCCAGCGCGCGCTGGAGATCCTGGTTGAGGATTACTCGTTCCTCCGCAATAGCGTCACCGACTTCTCCGACTCCGCGGCGAAGTACAACGCCTCCATCTACACCCACCGCGTCAGCGCCCTGACGGCACAGGACTACAGCCAGGCCAATGGCTACGTCGCCACCGCCGCCACGCAGACCGACGTGCAGATCACCCTCAACAAATTTAAGCACGTCAGCTACGACGTGGACGACCAGGAGCGCACCACCTCCAACATCAACCTGATCGAGCGTTTTGCCGGCGCCGCCGCGCACGCCCTCGGGTTGCAGATGGTGGGCGACCTGCTCGCGCTCGTCACCAGCTCCAGCTACACCAGCGCGATCACCGTCAGCTCGGCCTCGTTCAGCTACGCCTGGGCGGTCTCGGCCGGCGTGATCCTCAACAACAACAAGGTCCCGACCAACGACCGCTACGCGGTGCTCTCGCCCGCGTACTTCGGCACGCTCCTCAAGGACAGCAACGTGGTGGCGAATCCGCAGATCAGCGGCGACGCCGTCCGCAATGCCGGCCTCGGCAGCGTGGCGGGATTCAACATCAACCAGTACTCCGCGATCCCCAGCAACGGCATCACCCTCGGCGGATTCTTCGCCCAGCGGGAAGCCCTGCTCATCGCGGCCCGCGTTCCGGAAGTGCCGTCCAACGTCACCATCCCGGGCGACATCTCGGTCGTCACCGAGCCCCGGACGGGCCTGTCCGTCCAGGTGCGCGAAGCCTACTCGGTGCAAACCGGTAAGCTGCAGCGGACCTACGCGCTGATCTACGGCGTGAAGGCCGGCGAGACGTCCAGCCTCGTGCGGATCAACGGAGCCTAACCTCCTTGGAAGGGGCGGCGGATTGAGCAATCAGTCCGCCGCCCTTTCTCCTTACCTGAGATCCTGACATGTCCGAGTTCACCGATTGCCTCAAAGACGCCCTGGCCGTCGCCTACGACCAGTTTGGCACCTCCGCCACCTTCGGCGCCACCTCCGTCACCGGCGTCCTTTCCACCGTCACCCGCCGGGAAAACCTTGAGCTCCACGGCTACGATCTGGACCTCAACGCCACCTTCACCGCCGACAAGGCCGTCATGGCCACGCCGCCGGCCATCGGCACCACCGCCCTGGTCAACAGCGTCACCTACCGCGTCATCAGCCTGGATACCAACCACGCCTGCTACGTCATCGGCCTGCGCGAGGGTTAGCCGCCATGCCCCGAGATCCTCAACTTTCCATCTATCTCATCGCCGGCAACGAGGCCAAGTACATCGGCCGCTGCCTGGACGCCTTTAGCAAATATGCGGACGAGCTTGTCGTCTGCATCGCCCGCGGCGGCCTGAACGACGACGGCACCGAGGAGATCGCCAAAAGCAAGGGCGCCAGAATCGTCCACTACAAAAACGATCCGGCCAACGCCGCCTGGCCCCACGTCGATCATTTTGGCAAAGCCCGCCAGACGGCCCTGGAGGCCTGCACCGGGCAGTTCGCCATGTGGGTGGATGCCGATGACCTGCCGGCCCACGGCCTGAAGGAACGCCTGAAAAACGCGATCAAGACGCTGCAGGAACGCGAAAAGCTGGGGATCTACGCCGCCGTCTACGCCGTGCTCAACGCCAAGCTCAACCCAGTCCGCGAGCGTTTGGTCAAACGCCTGCCGGACGGATCGTGGTCCGGCCGCTGGCACTACGCCGTGCACGAGGCCCTGTTGCCGCTCCCCGGATACGAGGTCGTCGGCGAGCAGAACCCGTGGGTCGAACATCACGTGGACGGCTACAAGCCCGCCAGCGCGGACCGCAACATGCGCATTTTGGAAAGCCAGCTGGGGGAGGCCGGCAAGTATGCGTACTACCTCCAGCAGGAGCTGTTCCTGTCCGGCCGGCGCGACAAGTCCTCCGCTTGGTCCCACGTCTCCGCGCTGTGGCCCACCCAAGAGCCGACGTTGCGGTACGAGAGCTGGTGCAACTACGGCGCCGTCCAGGCCACTTCGGAACAGCGCATGGCCGCCTATGCCCGCGCGCATCAGGCCAGCCCCGGCCGCCGGGAAGCGCTTTACTACATGGCCCGGGAGGAGGCGTCCGCCGGCAAGTGGGGCGCGGCCTTTCACCTGCTCAAAGCCGCCATGGTGCAGCCTGATCCCGGCATCACCCAGTGGAACGCCCAGCGGCAGATCTATGATTTTGAGTGCATTGACCTGTACATCGCCGCCGCCCGCGCCGTGGGCGACACGGCCGAGGCCGAAAAAATCGAGACGCAGTGGCGCAAAACCAAGCCCGTCAAAATCACCGTTTGCCACGCCACCCGCGGCCGTCCCCAGGAGGCCATCAACGCCCGCATCCTGTGGATGAAAAAGGCGGCCGACCCCGGCAGCATCGAGTGGATCTACGCCACCGACGAGGACGACGACAAGGCCGCCGCCCTCAAGCCCTGGGGACCCGTCACCGGAAAAGGCGGCTGCATTGCCGCCTGGAACCGCGCCGCCAAAAAGGCGAGGGGAGAGATCATCATCCAGGGCAGCGACGATTGGGATCCGCCGCTTTGGTGGGACAAAATCGTCGCCGACCGCATGGGCGACACCACCCGCGAATCCGTGCTGGCCGTCAGCGATGGGCACCGCCAGGACCAGCTTCTGTGCATGGCCATCCTCACGCGCAACCGGTACCTCAAGCAGGGCCACCTGTTTGCGCCCGAGTACGACGCCAGCTCCGGCATCTTTTCCGATAACGAGTTTACCGCCCGCGCCTACGCGGACCAGTGCGTGATCGACGCCCGCGACGTCGTCTTTACCCACAACAATCCCATGTTCACCGGCCAAAAGCCGGACGCGGAGTTTCTGCGTCACAACGCCGCCAGCCATTACGAGACCGGCAAAAAAATCTTTGAGGCCCGCAACCCGTCGGCCCGATGATCCACACCCACAACGCCCTGCGGCTGGGCGATAACCTAGTGCAGCTCAACTTCCTGCGCCGCGCCTGCCTAGCCGATCCGTCCTTGGAGGTCACCCACTACCATCACCCGCAACTGTGCAAGTTTGAGGAGATCGACGCCTTGCGGTCCGACATCTCCACACGCCTGCGGATCCGGCCCATCGACCAGGCTCCATCCGAAAGCATCGACAGCTGGCGCAACGCCGGAGGCTGGTGGGAACGCCACCCGGACCGGCTGGATTTCGCCGCTTTCCACCTGCAATGGTTTGATGAGCTGGCCAACCGCCTGGGCATCCCCAACCCCATCCGCTCCGTGGCGGACCTGCTATTGGATTATCCCACGCTGGATTCCTTCATTCCCATGGCCCCCGACTGCGACGTGCTGGTCATTAACTCGCCCGGACTTTCCGGACAGTTCCTAAACTACCGCGAGCAGGATTTCCGCGACCTGATTGCCCGGCTGGTGCTCAAGGGTCACCGCGTTGTCTCCACCGCGCCCACCGGCCTGTGCCCGCATTTTGAAAACAGAAACGTCACCTTCATCGGCGCCGCCTCCACCAAGGCTCGGGCCATCGTTGGCACCAGCACCGGACCCAGCTGGCCCTGCCTGAATGTCCACAACCAAGCCAAGCCCATCATCCTCTGCGCGGACGTCGAGCAAGTCATCCTCACGCCGCGCACCCGCATGGCCAAAAGCGTCTATCACGCCATCCATCTGCTGGAGGGCGAGGGGATCCTGTGACCTACAAGGAGCAGCTCACTCTGGCCATGGACAATCTGGCCGCAGACAAGGCCACCCGCTTCATCGGGTATGGCGTGAAAATCGGCGGCCGTGCCTTGGGCACGCTGAAAAACGTGCCCGACGCGCAGCTGATCGAGACACCCGTGGCCGAAAACCTGATGGTGGGGCTGGCCACCGGCCTGTCCCTGGCCGGTCTGCGCCCGCTCGTCTTTATCGAGCGGATGGATTTTATCCTTAACGCGCTGGACGCCATTGTGAACCACCTAGGCGCGGCCAAGACGATCAGCCGCGGGCAGTTCCGGCCCTCCGCCATCCTGCGCGTCGTCGTCGGCAACCGGCACAAGCCACTCTACACCGGGCCCACCCACGTGCAGGACTTCACCCACGCCATCCGCCTGATGGTGGATTTTCCCGTGGTGCGCCTGACCGAACCGCATCAGATCGCCCCGGCCTACTTTGAGGCTCACGAGGGGCTGCACTGCGGGCGCAGCACCATGCTCGTCGAACACAAGGATCTGCTGTGAGGCAAAACAAGTACAGCGACTACAAGATCTTCAGCTTTCCGGAAAAGGTGGAAAGTTTCCGCACCCAGACGCTCACCGCCCCGCTCTACGTCCGCATCAAGCCCACCAACCGCTGCAACCACGCCTGCCGGTTTTGCACCTACAGCGACGGCACCACCCGGCCCAAGGACCGGCCGGACCTCCATCTTCAGTCCGCCATGCACACCGAAATGAAGGAGCAGGACGTCATGCCCACGTGGAAGCTGCTGGAGCTCATGGATGACCTGCGGGAGATGAACGTCCGGGCCGTCACCTTTTCCGGCGGGGGCGAGCCCTTGTTCCATCCCGCCATCACCCAGGCTATGACCGCGACGCTCTCCTCCGGCATCGATCTGTCCATCATCACCAACGGCCAACTGCTCACCGGCGAGCGCGCTGAAATTCTCACCCGGGCCAAGTGGGTGCGCGTGTCCATCGATTACACCAGCGCCGAACAGATGCACCAGAGCCGCGCCGTGCCCCCGGCCAGCTTTGAGGCCGTGCTGAAAAACATGAAAACCTTTGCCGCCGCCAAGACCGCCACGTGCGACCTGGGAGTCAACTTTATCGTCACCCGCTACAACTACGAGGGCATCACCCCGTTTGCCCGAACCCTTAAGGAGTGCGGCGTGGAAAACGTGCGCTTCTCGCCCGTCTACGTGCAGGGCTTCAGGGATTACCACAAGGACATTGCCGTGCGCGTTCGTGAACAGCTGGCCGAATGCCAGGCCTTGGTCGACGACACCTTCAGCGTCAACAGCACCTACGATCTGGACAGCCCGTCCAAAAGCCCCGTCCGTCCGTTTGCCCGCTGCCTGTACGCGCAGGCCGTCTGCGTGGCCGCGGCTGACCTAAACATCTACGCCTGCCACAACACCGCCTACAGCGCCCACGGCCGGATCGCCTCGTTTAAGGATCAGTCGTTCCGGCATGCGTGGTTCAGCCCGGAGGCCCGGGCCTGGCACAAGACCTTCAATCCCGGCGTCAGCTGCCTCCATGAGTGCGCCAACCACAACAAAGTGGCCCTGTTTGAAAGCCTGGCGTCCGACAGCCACGACGCCTTTGTATGAACGAGCACGATCTGATCAACTTTGAGCTGCGCATTCGCCGGCTGTTTAAGGACGGCAAGCTGCCCTACCTGATTCACCTTTGCGGCGGCAACGAGGTGCAGCTGGTCAGGCTGTTTGAGGAAATCAGGCGAGGGGACTGGGTCTTTTCCACCCACCGCTCCCACTATCACTACCTGTTGCACGGCGGGGATCCGGACGCCTTGGAGCAAATGATCCGGGAGGGGCGCAGTATGTTTGTCTTTGACCACCGGCTGAACTTTTACAGCTCCAGCGTGCTGGCCGGCACCTGCGGCATCGCCGCCGGCGTGGCCCACCGCATCAAGGAAGCCGGGGAGGCCCGGCACGTCTGGTGCTTTGTGGGCGACGGCGCGGAGGACGAGGGCCACTTTTACGAGGCCGTGAACTACGTGGACGGGCACGGCCTGCCATGCACGTTTGTCATCGAGGACAACGACCGCAGCGTGGACACCTCCAAGGCCCAGCGGGGCAGGGGGCGGATCGGCTGGCCGCCGTGCGTCCGGCGTTACCACTACGAGCCCGTCTATCCCCACGGGGGTGCCGGGCTGAAGGAGATGGTCACGTTTGATCCGTCTGTGCGGCCCGTCTGGGATGACATAGCTGGCTAAAAGATATGGCGGCAGTGACCATGCTCGATCGGCTTGTGGAGGCCGGACTAAAGGAAATGCTTTCCGGGGCCATCACCGGCGTGGCCTTCCATCTTTCCCAAGAGACGATCGAAAAGGATCCGCCCTTTTTGGCCATCCGCGCCACCCTTGGCTCCGAGGTGCCCACGCCCGGATCCGGCGTGTTTGAAGTCCCCGTCGAGATCGTTCTGGCCGAGCGGGCGGACGACACCACCGCGCAAGCCTTCAACGTCAAAAGCGCCCAACTCTTGCAAGCCTTTTACCACGACAACTCCACCGTCAGCCGGCTGAATGCCACGACCGCAATCGGGGCGGCGCGGGCATACCGAGCCGAAATCACGGGCAGCGAATCCGGCGTGGAGGGGGACGAGCGCCTGCTTACGCGCACGCTGTCCCTGACCGTCTTCGCTTATCCCGGCAGCATTGCCAGCTGACCGGTTGACAGCAAGGCAAAGAACAATATGCCCGCAACTACCATCGGCCAAACCGGGCTCTCCTTCGGCCTGACCGCGGAGAGCGGACTCCTTGTGCAATCTTTCAGCGAAACCCGCAACGTCGAGAAAGCGGAAATTCGCCGGGCCGACGGCGACGTGGTCGGCCTAGCGCTCTATAACCAGACCGACAGCCTGTCTTGGAGCGGCGCCATTACCGGCACCTACAGCACCACGGCCGGCGCCGTGCTGGCCACGCTGGCCAACGCCACTTCCACCGGCGGCCGCATCGTCGTGGATTCGGTGGCCTTTAACCGCTCGCCCGACGCGTTCGTCACCGTGGACGTGTCCGCCACACGCTATCCAAACATGTCCTAAACCGCCCCGGCGGTTTTATGAAATCCTCCCATGTTTCAGGATAGTTTCTGGGGCACCGCCAACTTAAAGGTCGCTGCGGCCGCGGCCGCTTTTGGCGCCCAGATTCGTCCCTATGACCCATGCACCTGCACCGTGTCGGAGACCGGCCAGCGCCAGTACACCTTCTGGTTTTCCGGCGGGGGCGACGAGGCTCGCGCGGAAATGGAGCGGGCCTGGGCGGACATGCGCAGCGACGCGGAGTCCCCCATCCGTTACGTGCGCGCCGCGCTGGAAAACCGGGAAACTCTGCTGGGCCTGATCAAGCGCGCCGAGCCCATTATGGTCATTAAGCGCGGCGGGCAGACGCTTCTGGTGCCGGAGCGCGCCCGCCCAGAGGTCAAAAAGGATCTTCTGAAAAAGCTATGAGCGACGAAATCAGCCTGGAGACGGAGCTCAACGCCGTCTTTGTCGCCCCGGATCGCACGTTTCAGGGGCAGCCGCTGGCGCCGTACACCGAGGGCTCGCGGCTGCTTTGCCTGCAGGTGCGCGATGAGGCGGACAGCTCCATCTGGTTTGTCTGGTCGTTTGTCTTTATGCACCTGCTGCTGGCCAAGGACCGCAGGGCTGCCATTCGTCTGGCTTGGGACCGGGAAACCTTCCGGGAAAAACTGATCGACTGGATCGCCGACAAGACGCTGGACGACCGCGCGGCCGCCAGCTCGCTGGTCGCATCCATTCTGGATGAGGCCTCGCGCGGCCGTGTGGAGGTGATTCCGCCTGCCGGGCCTAATGCACCCCCGGGAAACGGGTGACGCCGGCAGGCGTGGCCGCGAGCTGCTTCCTGCTGGCCAAACATACCGGCTGGTCCATGGAGACAATTTTGTGGGAGCTGCCCGTGGCCCTGCTGCACCAGGCCGAGCACGTGTTTTTATGGCGAGACGGCGCCAAGCTGCGACGTCCCGGCCGGATGGACAGCCAGGACAGGCGTGACATCGCGCGCATACTGGGACTCTGAACCATGGGCGCCATCGTCGAAACCTCCAAGCTAAACAAGGCCATGCAGGCCTTTATTGGCAACACCAAGCTGCAAGCTGCCAGCGAAATGCGCATCCAGGCCCGTGTCTTGGCGATGCGTCTCATGCAAAACACCCAGCCCAGTCCGGTGATCGGCCGGGGCGCCCGCACGAACGAAAGTCTGCTGAAAAAATCGCAGGACAAGGTGGCCGGGCAGATCGGGCGCGTGTACAAGACACCCGCGTTGACCGGCTGGTGGATCCGCAACATCAGGCTGGGCAAGGGCAAGACGCGCACGCAGACGCCCGAGCAGGCTGCCCGGGCGTTTGTCCGTCTCATGCGCGGACAAATTTCCGAAAAAACCGGAAAGCGGATGAAGCCCAAAAAAACCGCCGTGACCCAGGCGCAGGAAATTTTGGACCGGGTCAACCGGTCCCCGCTGGTCGGAACCCAGATTGGCAAATTTGACGGCGGCGCCGCCCACCAGCGTGCCCGGTTTGGATCCCGTCAGCAGGTCCCGAAAAACCAGTTCGTGCGCCAAGTTGTCACCGATGAGCCGGCCATGCTGCGATACATTAAAAGGCGGCAGGACAACATCGGCACAGCCAAGGCCGGCTGGGCCGCTTGCGCGGAGCAGCTTGGCGGGGCCCGGGCCGTGCGCTCCAAGGATGACGGTCGCGTGGACCTGCCCAAGTGGGTTCGCCGCCATCTAAAAAACCGCGCGGCTGGCGCCGTCACCGACAAATCCTTTGCCGCCGACAGGCCATTTATTGAGCTAAAAAACCAGGTCAGCTACGCCGGGCAGGTCATTTCAGACCAGACCATCCGGCAAACCATTGACACTCAGATTTTGAGGATGATCAACCGCCTCGCCATCATTGCGGCGGCCGAGGCCAGAAAGGCCGGGCTGTAGCCGTGGCCACCCAAGCCGCCACTGCCCGGCTGGCGCTGGACGCCTCCGGATTCGACAAGCAGGCCAACGCCTCTTTCCGGGAATTTTCCAAGCAGCTGACCAGCGTGAAGGACGCCACCGATGTGGCCATGCGCGGGGCCGAGGCCCTGCAAAAAGTCTTCGTCAAATCCATCGGCGGGACCATTGCCATCGGCGCGGCCAGTGCCCTGGGCGATGCCATGCGGGACGTGGGCAACCGGATCGGGGAGGCCGGAAACGTGGCCTCCCAGGCCATAGCCGGACTGTCCGGCGTGGCCGGCAGCATGGAGGAAGCCGCCACGCGGGCCGCCACCTTGGCCAGCTCCGCAGACAGCGCGCGCAAATCGCTGGAGGAGATGCGCAACGCCAACCCGATTCAGCAGGGCATTTTTAAACTCTTCGGGGGCGACCGGGTCCTGCAGGATCTGGAGGAATCCCTGCGCGGACTTTCCGGCCAGGAGCTTCTCAGTGGCATGCGCGAGGGAAACCGCGGCACCCGCCGCATGCTGGAGGCCGGCCCCACCGCGGCTCCGGCCCTGCAGCAACAGATGGCGGAAGAAAAACAGCGGCGCGACCTGCGTTCCAGCGCCGCTTTCCGCGGGGCTGACGCCGCCACGCAGGAAAAAATCATGGCTGAATTTGAAAAAAAACTCTCCCTGGACCGCGCCATGAAGCAGCAGGCTCAGGACGCCAAGGACGCCGAAAATCTGCAAAAAACAAAAGAGGCTCTGCAAAAAAAGCTCGCCGATTACCAGCAGGAGTTTAGCGAAACCATGCTGACCCGCGACTTGGCCGACGCGCGCAAGGCCCGCGAGGGGGAGCGCGACAGCGCCGAATTGCTGGCCAAGGCCCAGGCCGACCTGGCCAAGCTGACCCAGGAGCGCGCCCAGGAGATTTCCTCCGGTAGCCCCAATCGCGGCTTGCGCAGCCTGCGTGCCGGCGCGGCCACGGAGATTCTGGACCGCGCGTCCACATTGGGCGGGCCGCTGGCTTCATCCGTGGAGAGGGAAAGGCGCCGGCAGGACGCGGACAGAAAAAGGCAGGACCGCTTGGCGCTGGACCGGGCGGTGATGGCTGGCACCTCCGAATTCACCGCTGAGGGCGGCCGCCGCACGATGGCCAGCCGGCGCAACGAGTTTATTGCCCAGCAGGCCAGAACCGAGGCCGGCGGAGGCAAAACGCTCACAGACGTTTATAAGGCCTTGCAAGACGCGCTTAACCGGCTGACTGACGCGCCCGTCATCCGGGTCTGACCCATGCCTGCGATTCACATCGGCCTGCCTACCGCTTCCGGATCCGAAGCCAAGGTCTTGGAAAGCTCCGAATACCAGAGGGAAGCCAACGGATTGGAGACGCTCCGGGAGACCTACACCGTGCGCAGCTTCAACCGCATCAGCCTGGCCCCGCTTCGCGACGTGCTTCATAGCGCCTACTCTACCGCATCCGTCCCGCACTCCCGCATGGCTGTGGAGGCCGTCAGCTTTAACGACCAGCCCGGCAACCTTACCAGCATTATCGTCACCTATGTCGGCCTGACATCTTCCTCCGGACTGCCCGCGCCCGTCGTTCGGCTCATCCCCCAGCCCAACCGCATTTTTATTGAGGCGGAGTACGTCAGCGACGCCACGGAATCCTCCCTGGCTAATATCGCCCCCACCACCCGCATGCCCGCGCAGATCAACGGCGTGGCCATGCCCAGCAATCCCGGCCCCCGCATCCTGCAGCGCGGCGGCGGCATCAATGCCGGCGCAACCCTGACGGATCTGGGCTACTGCTTCGACACGACCCAGTGCGTGCGCCGGGGCCTGTTTCTCGTGGTCCGAGCCACCTTCAAGAAAAAGATTTTCGGCACCGGCCTCTTTGGTCCTTTTTCACAGATGTGACCGGGCCCGCCGCGCCGTGCCTGAACCAGCCCTCAAGCCCGTTTCCTCCGGCGGCCGTCTGACCAAGGCCGCCTGGCTGAGGATCAACCGCCGGCTGGACGAGCTGCATGACCGGATTGACCGGCTGGTGCCCGCCCGCACCCGGGCGCCTGAACCCCCGCTGCGCTCTCCCGTCGGCCCGCTTCGTCTGGATTCCGCCTATCTGGGGGCGCTGCTGCGGCGCATTGAGAACGCCTGGGCGGAAATCAGCGCGGCCGGATTTGGCACAGAAACCGCCGCACCTTTTGAGCCGCCGCTCGTCACCGATCCCCCGCGGGGCACCCTGCGGCTGAACACGCTAAACCGCATCATCCGCCGGATTGAGTACCTTTGGAGCCTGCAAATCTTTACCTCCGGCCCAGAACCTTACCCCGAGTGAAGCCGGATTTTTTCAGGGAAATCCGCAGCGATCCACGGACCACTTGGTTGCCGAACCGCATGGTGTTGGAAACCGAGTGCCTGCCGTGCGCGGATTTTGACGGCCCGGTGCTCCATCCACCCAGCGAACCTTTCCGGATTTACCGCACCAGCCGCGGGTTTCACCTTTTCTTGGTCGGACGTCTGGTCAATTCCGTCGATGAGGTGCTTCCGCTTTTTTACTCCATGGGGGTGGACGAAAAGTTTATCGCCTACTGCGTCCGCTTCCGCAGCTTCCGTATCCGTTGCAGCCCCAAACGAAAAGAGCTTTTGGATCCCGGCGAGGCCATCTGCACCCTGCTTGGGCAGCAAGGGGGTGCCCGCCCGGAATGGTCGGCCTTTTTGGCCCGGCACGACGAGCTGTGCCTTCGGCCCGGGGCCCGGCTACTGGTTTGACAAACACCGCTCTCTGACAACCCATGCCCCAAAACCTGGATCTCCATATTGACGCCAGCACCGCGTCCCTGATTTCAGCCGGATCCGCCCGCAACGGCACGATGCCTGCGCTCACGCGCAACGACACCTACAACCTGCGCTTGCGGATTTGCGACCAAGTGGGCTCGGGCTCCTACCAGGATGCCGACCTGACCGGCGTAACCATCCGGGTGGGCATTGGCAACATCGACACCCCGCCAACCTCAGGGCAATGGAAACTTGGACTTTCCGGCGTCACCAGCCCGGCCATTGCCCACAACGCCACCACCACTCAGGTCTATAACGCCATTTCCGGCATCGCCGGCACGGGCGCCTCTGTTGAGGCCTACGGCTCCGGCGGATCCGCCTGGGTGATCACCAGCGCCACGGCCGGCAGCGCCGTAACCTTTGCGGTGGACGCCTTCAGCCTGTTTCCCGGCAGCCGGGGCCTGATCACGCCGCGGGTGGCTCCTGCTACCGGCGTGACCCCGTCCTATCTTGTGCAGCTTGTCCAGTCCCCGGCGGTGTTTTCAGACAGCTTCAGTCCCGCCTCCACCGCCGGGGTGGTGACGATGAGCTTGCTCTACAACGGCACTACCAGCCCTGCTTCCAACGAGACCTACCTGCTGACAGTCGGGGCGGACGCGGAAAGCGGCTTTCTTTCAATCGGCTTTGGCAGCGAGGCCTCCATTCCCGTGTCCCTGGCATCACGCACGACTTTGGCTGCCAACGTGGTCTGCGGCCTGGAAAGCATCTCTGCCATTTCCGGGCTCACCAGCGTGGACTCGGATCCCAGTCAAACCCGTTTTACCATTTCTTTTATCGGCAGCCTTGGCGCTCAGAATGTGACCACCGCCCTGACCCTGGTCACCACCGGCGTGAACTACGCCAGGTTTTACAACACCACGCTCACGCTGAGCACCGCCGCCCTTGTCGAGCTTTTTGGCCAGTCCGAAAACTCCTCCGTCACTCCGAAAATTGAGGTGGAACTAGTGGAGGGCGGGCAGCGCCGCACCATCTACCAGGCAGATGTCGCGATCCGGCCGGATTTGCTTGTCGCCACCACGTACAGCCCGCTTTCCTACACCCCGTAGCATGCTTCATGTCTGGACGGTGTGGACCGCGCCGTGGCAAGGGTGCGCGCGGCCGTTCGATCTGGCCTGCCTGGAACTGTCCGTCCGGCTGGTCAGCCGGCGTGGACATGCGTGCAGAATTTACACCGACAGCTTCGGAGCCCGGCAGATCGAAGACCTTGGGCTCGCTTGCGAGATCCTCGTCAATCTGGATGGCCTGCACGCCTATTTTTCTCCCGCAAAATGGGCTGCGGCCAAGATCCACACCTACGGAAAAATGTCTGAGCCTTTTCTGCACCTGGATTACGATGTTTTCTTGGAACAAGACATCCCCGGTCCGGGGGACGGCTTCGCCATCACTGTTCAGCATTTGGAGAATTTGCCGCATCAGGAGCGTTTTTATCGCGCTCTGGCGGAGGACTACTACCGGGACGCCGGGCCGGAGACAGGCCCTGTCAGCAGGGCAATTTTATCCCGGCGTCCATGGGCGTATAACTGCGGCGTGCTGGCGGCGCATCAGGACGGCGTCCTTCCCTTCTTGCATCGCTACGCTGTTGCGGCCTGGCAGGCCTTCCAAAAAATGCGCACCCTGCACCGGGGCAACTGCGCCTTTGCCGAGCAGATGCTCCTTTACGCCATGGCCACGGAGGAAGGGATCCCTGTCCGCTGCCTCCTGCCGTCCAGCCCCGGCGATCAGCATCGGGCGGCCGCCGGCATGGGGTACCTTCATCTGGCCGCGCGCAAGTTTTTGCACCGCCAGGAGACCCTTGGCTGGGTTTTGCAAAAACTGTCCCTCCTTTGACACGCCTTAAACCATTGTCGTGGCCGCCGGCACCTACAATCTCACCGTCGAACAGGGCGTGGACCTGACCCTTCAGGTCTCCGTTCAGGACGTCAACGGCGCCACCTACAGCCTGGCCGGCGCGTCCGCCGCCGCCCAGATCCGCGATGATTACAACGGCGCCCTGTTGGCGTCCTTCACCGTCACCACCGCCACCGGCGTCACCGGCCGGCTGGATCTGGCCATGGCCGCCGTCACCGCCTCCGGCCTGCCGCTTTCCGGCGGCAAGTGGGACCTGCTGCTTACCACCAGCGCCGGCGTCAAGGTGCGCCTCCTGGCCGGATCCGTTTCCGTCAGCGGTAAGGTCACCGAATGAGCAGCCCCGTTATTGCCACCATCGCCGGCCCCGCCAGCGTCACCGTGGCCTCCGGCATCATCAGCACCGATGGCGCCACCCCCGGCTCCCATGCGGCCAGCCACGCCTCCGGCGGGTCCGATCCCGTCAGCCCGTCCTCCATCGGGGCCCTGTCCGTGGGCGAGGGGATCGCCTATGCCATCGCGCTTGGATGACAAGACTTTGAGGTAAAGCCATGAAGCAAATTGCCTCCAACTATAGCTACAGCCCCACGACCAACGTGGTGACGCTTACCGGCGTCAACATTGATGCCGACCAGCTCCTTTTGATCGTGGCCCCGGGCGTGAGCCGCACCCTGTACAACTTCGCCAGCGTGACCGGCACCGTCGTGGCCGGGATCGATACCCGCGTGGTGCTAAATGCGTCCACCGCCGGGCTCACCACCACCAGCCCGCTGGTCATTTTCTATGATGATCACGTGCCCGCCACGTCCGTCACCGGCACCGTGGCCCTGGATCCCGCCAGTTTGATCGCCCTGGAAAACATTACCGTCACCGTGGGCAGCAGCGTGGCCTTGGCCGCTGGATCTGCCCAAGTCGGCTCCGTCACAATCTCCAACTTCCCCTCCACCCAGACGATTGCGGGGACGGTGACGGCATCACTTTCAGAATCACTTTTATATCCAGATGGTGCAACTGGATTGACCAAGGGAATTGCGGTTGGTTTTCTTGAAAATCAAATTGCACAACCAGCACAATTTACAATTCCAAACACTGATGGGAGCAGGCCGTTTCCAGTTGCTATTGTATTAAATGATGATGCTGAATATGCAAATGGTGTTGGTAATGGTGTAAATTCTAAATTCTTACCCATCTCCGGCACGGTCACGGCCAACAATCCAAATGGCGCACTCACCACCCGCTTTGGCTCCGTAGCGACTGCGAATCTGGCCTTCATCACAAGTGCCGTGACGAATACTTCCCGCAAATATCTATTGGCCCAAAACATCTCGGCGGGAACCGTCACCATTGGCATCGGCTTTTCTCCCACCACCACGCAAGGCATTCAGCTTCCGGCTGGCGGCGGCCTGACCTTTGATGCCTTCTGCCCGACTGGGGCAGTCTATTGGCTGGGAGCCGTGACAGGCGCGGCCTTTACAATTCTGGAAGGCTAACGATGGGCGGCTTCTTCGGCGGCGGCGGGGCGAGCGTGGATCTGGCAAGTCCGCCTGCGATTGGGAACACAACGCCCAACACGGGGGCATTTACCACGCTCTCGTTTGCGCCTCCCGCCAATACATCTGGCCTTACGTCCTCTGCCTACTCTCTGACAGGGGCAAACGCACAAAGCCTTGTTAGTCTTTCTGGAACTTGGAACACCAGCGGAACGCCTACTGCCGTACTATTAAACATCACAGATACGGCAAGTAACTCAAGCTCTAGGCTGATTGATTTGCAGGTCGGTGGTTCCAGCAGATTTTCTGTTTCAAAAAGCGGACTTGTTACAACAAACGATCAATTTGCAAGAAGCAATTCAGCGTTTGGCATTGCATCGAACGGTGCTGATTTTGAGTTCTCTAGTTTTGGCTCAACCAGAGTTTTTATAAGAAATACTGGGCATTTTGAGTCAAGACAATCTGGTGGTGGAATAACTTGGAATTTCGGCTCTGGAACACGATTAGCTCTTGTGCATGAGGCCGATTATGTTTTGGCGCAAAGAGTAACTACCAACGCCCAAACCTTCCGCCTTTATAGGACTT